CTCGCAACTACATAAATAATAGAAAAGTTTATCCCAAAACCTTTATGGTTACATCGTAAACCATTTACTTGTCCGCTATGCTTAACTTATTGGACTTTCTTAATTTATCAAATAATTAACTTTACTAACTATTTTGATTTATTAACTATTCCTTTTACCTTTGCATTAATAGCTTCACTCTTTGAACGAATTAACGATAGGTATCTATGACAGAAGAAATAAAACAATCTTTGTTAAATTGGGAATCAATGGGTAAAAACTATTCACCAACATTTAACTGGACTGAATTAAACGAAATAGCAATTAAGTTAGGAAACAAACCTTTTAATTTAGGATGCTCAGAATGTAGGAGACAATTACTTGAATACTTATTAGCAACCATTAAAGAATCTCAAAATAAATTAAATGGTACTTTATAAATAAATAAGAAATATGATTGAAAATTTAGAAGAGGCATTAAAACCTAAATACATATTTACAGAAAAAGAAATTGAACTACAAAAACATATTATTGATAATATAAATGATATTGCAGAAAATTGCATGTGGGGTGAAATAGATAAAATTAAAGAGCAATATGTAGTAAGTAAACCAAATGGCAGATTAATAGCAGATATAATGATTTGGCACAAAGATGGAACAGGAACAGTAATTGAAGTTAAAAGGTCATCAACTAATAGAAATGATATTTTAACAGCAATTTCTCAATGTTTATTTTATGGAGCAATAATGGAAAGCGCACTTAAAATTATGCCAAGATTAGTAATTGCAACCCCTAAAATAGATACAGATACTTATAATGTAATTAAAAGATTTAACCTACCTATTAATTTATTAATGGTTGATTTTGATAGGTGCATATATTTAGGCAATGGATAAAAATTACAAAATCGGACAAGGTCTTAAAAAAGAAGCCATGTTAGATGCAATGGAAAAGAATTTAGGGATTGTAACAGATTCATGTAGGCAAATAGGAATAAGTCGAGATACTCATTACCGTTGGCTGAAAGAAGATAAAGAATATAAAAGAGCAATAAAAGATATTGAAAATGTTGCTTTAGATTTTGTTGAGTCTGCTTTATTACAGCAGATAAAAAAAGGAAACCCTTTAAGCACAATGTTTTACATGAAGTGCAAAGGTAAGAAACGTGGTTACATAGAACAGCAAGATGTAAAAATTACTGGTAACATGAAATTTAAAGCTGACTTTGGCGAAAGCAATACTATACAACCCTCATCCGAATCAGAGGAAAATACATAATGCAATAAACAACGGAACTGAAAAGTACTATGTTATCAATATAGGTAGGCAGTTCGGGAAAACATTATTGGCATTGAATCAAATGTTATATTGGGCTTTAAACAATAAAGGCTGTAAAATAGCATGGGTAAGTCCAGTATATAAACAATCTAAAAAAGTATTTGAAGAAACTTTTAAGGCATTTGCTAAACGAATGGAGATATACCGAAAGGTTAATCAGTCCGAGTTAATTATAGAATATATCACAGGGTCAACAATTCAATTCTTTAGTGCAGAGCGTTACGATAACATCCGAGGTTTCACATTCGATTACCTGGTTTGTGATGAGTTTGCCTTCATGGATGAGAAAGCATGGACTGAAGTATTAAGGGCAACTGTTTTGGTTAAGGGTAAAAAGGTTTTATTAATTAGCACTCCAAAAGGTAAAAACCACTTTTATAAGATGTATCAATTGGATGGGATTAATGAGCAGTATAAGTCCTTTACAATGACATCGTATCACAATCCAATGATTAATCCAAAAGAGATTGATGATGCTAAATTAACTTTGCCTGATATGGTATTTAGACAGGAATACTTAGCGGAGTTTGTAGATGGGACTGCAACACTATTTAACAATCGACAAATTGTCGACAGTAAGCCTTATGGTAGATCATTTGCCGGTATTGACTTAGGTAGAGCAGATGATTATTCAGTACTATCTATATTCAATGAGAAAGGCGAACAGTTCTACATTGAACGCTGGAGACATACCGATTGGAATAGCATAGTTAAGAACATAGCCAATGGTTTAAGGACAAATAATGTCCAAACTGCATTAGTTGAGGTAAACTCAATCGGTGATGTGATATTTGAAATGCTACAAAAGGAGTGTTCATCTTATTGCACTATTGAGCCATTCGTTACTACTAATCAAAGTAAAAAGGAGATAGTTGAATCTTTAATAGTAGCCAACCAAAACAAAGAGGTTAAATTCTTAAACGTAGATTGGTTGGATAAAGAGTTAGAAATGTTTACCTACGAATACAATCCTAAGAGTAGAGTGATTAAGTATTCAGCAACAAGTGGATTCCACGATGACGGGGTAATGGCTTCATGTTTAGGTTTCCATGCTTACTCAAAATATAAAACAGGTAGATACACACTAATGTAATTAAAAGGTACTTTATAAAATGAATATGAGAATAGAACTCCCACAAACCTGGCACGAAATTGAAATAAGTAAATTCCCATTGATATACGATGTGGTTAGGGATATTGACTTAGAAGATAATGAGAAGAAAATAAGAATAATATCCATTCTATCAGATACTTCTGTAAATGAATTAAAGAGGATTAAGATAGATTCTATTAATAAGCTAATAGATCATATTCAGTTTATCTTTAAAATGGAATTTCCAAAAGAAGTAGAATCATTTAAGCATGAAGGCTACCTGTGGAAAATCAACTATGATATAACAGAACTAAATGCCGGTGACTTTATTACATTAACTAAGCTAACTGAAAATGAAGATACCATAATAAACAGCTTACCTCAAATAGTAGCTTTATTTGTAAAACCATATAAAAAGAAATGGTTACACTATGAACAGGTTGAAATGGAATATAAAGAAATACAGAAGTTAATTAGCAATATGAGTGTTGGAATCATTTATCCAGTTACAGTTTTTTTTTGCTCGGCTATAAGCAGTTTACAAGCAGATATAGAGGACTATTTGGAAAAGCAAGCACAATTAGTGATGAAGACAATGCAGAAAGAACTGAACAGCAAAAGCACCATGATTATTGGAGCTGGTATGTAACATTGGATGCAATTAGTCAGAATGATAGAACAAAATGGGAATACTTTTTAAATATGAATGTTGTAGCTTTTTTAAATTACCTAAGTTACTTAAAAGATAAAGTTAAATGGCAGTAGCATTTGGTAAATTAGATAGTTTAATTACTGATGAACTAATTAATCAATGTTTAGATAAACATCGAATAATTATTTATGGTCATGCAAAAAGTGGTAAAATAATTATAGCACGATTATTATCTCAAAGATTAAATCGTAAATTAATTGTTACAGATGATTACATGGAGTATGGTTTTAAAAAAAGTATGTATATTATAAAACAAGAAATAGAGAATATTAAAGAACCTTTGATAATAGAAGGAGTTCAAACACCACGTTTATTAAGAAAAGGACTTGAATATAATGATTTTTATTGTGATATGATTATACATTTAGAATGTAATGAACAATCAATAGAGCAGGCTTATATTAATGATAATGAAGAACATAAATTAAATAAAGTATATTCATTTAATCAAATGTTAGACAACATATTTGAAGAATGGTATCAAAACATGCCTATTAAAAAAATGCCTTTAATTGTAAAACTAAATACATCTTTTAAATGGCAATAAAAAATAAAGAAACCAAAAAGGCAGTAAATAAAGAGTTAGATGACTTTTTAAATAATGTAACTCAAGAATTTGCTGAAAATGATAAATTAACAGATTTGATAAATGACTTTGTAAAAAAAGTAAAAAAGAATTTAATAGATAATGATTTATATGCAAGTGGAAAATTACATCAATCAATTGCACCATTACCATTTATAAAAAGGGGTGATATAACAACAATTAAAATAGAAGCTGAAGATTATTACAAAGATGTTGAAGAAGGCACAAGGTCAAAAGGATTTTCAAAAGAAAATTTTAAAGCATTACAACCAAAAATATTAGAATGGATAAATGCAAAAGATTCATTAAGTGCAATAGCAAATACAGCTTGGAGAAAAAGAGCATTTAGTTATTTAATTACAAGATCAATATTAAGAAAAGGAACTATAAAAAGATTCGGTTATAAAGGTAAAAGATTCTTAACAGATGAAATACCTACATTAGAAAAAGATTTAATAAAACTATTTGAAGAGCAATGGCAATAACAATTTACAACACACCGGCAAGTTACGCACCGGCATATAATCAAATGATATTTACTTTGAGCAGTACAAACTCCGCTCAACCTAATTTTAGATACATAGCAGATATTTATGTAAATGGATCATCTGATTATACCAGGTTAGAAGTTGGTAAGAATCCTGCTAATAATTATGGAACTTTTGATATAAGCGGAATAATACAAAACTTTTTAAGTAGGGATGCGGATGACAACACAACTACATTTAAGCAGTGCGTAAACTCAATTGCATCTTACATAGTACAATTTGGTGAACAGTATGGTGCAAGTAGTGGAATAACTAACTACACTAACTTAACAACAAGTAGTGGTTATGCTTATAATGGTGTTTTCGATTCACTTAGTTTTTTAAATTATTCAGTTAACACCTATGTACTTCAAAATAGTTCAAGTCAATTTTTAACCGATATACCTACATTTAAAACAAGAGCCGGTGAATTATTAATATTAGGCTTTATGACTGATTTGGCAAATGAAGCATATAGCTTAGAAATAAAAAGCTATTATGATGAGGGTACTATATTTAACACAATAAGAATAAACAATCCTTATTCAAGTTTAGCAAATAGGCAAGACAGAAGTATAAATGTAAGAGTAGACCATGAATGGTTAAATAATTTAGAAGATAGTGACTTATCCTATGGAACAACACCAATATTCTCAGCAAACTATGAATATTATGATGTAACTATAAAAAACTCTTCAACTCAAGTAGTAAGTGAAACAATAAGAATTTATCCAGGTGAAGATATTTGCAGTAAGTATGATCCTATCCGATTTAAATTTATGAACAACTATGGTAAGTACGATTATTACACTTTCACCGGAGCAAAGACAAAAAACACTAACATAACACGAAATACTTACAAAAGTAATCCAAACTCATGGAGCAGTACTGATTATTCTTACAATAGAATGAGCAGAGGATTAAACCAATATGAAACTATATTAGATGACACGATTACAATAAATAGTGATTGGATAACAGAAGCTGAATCAGTATGGTTGGAGCAGTTAGTTACAAGTCCAGACGTTTATATTTATGAGGGTGCAAATTTAGTAGCAGTTAATATTACCAATGCAACCTATGAGACTAAATATATAGCCAGTCAGCAACTATTTAATTTGGTTATTTCATTTACCTATTCACAAAACAGAAAAAGACAACGCAGATGATTTTAACTAAGATATACATAAACAACGAGCAGATAGATTTAAAAGAAGATGTATCAATCCCTCTTAACTTTAATATTGCTGATATTCGAGAACCTGAAAAGCGTAGCACTACATGGAGCAAGACTGTTATTTTACCGGGTACTACATTTAATAATGATTTGTTTTCAAATATATGGAATGTTAATGCAGTCATCAATAGTACAGGCACTACTAACTTTAGTCCAAACTTTAATCCGAATTTAAAAGCAATAGCAGAAATAACCTACAACGAGGCAACTCAGTTTAAAGGTATTTGCCAATTACTAAATGTTAATGTAACCGATAAATATGAGATAGAGTATGAAGTAGCTTTTTTTGGTGAGTTACAAAACGTATATCAGTTTTTCAACAACAAATTTTTAAGGGACTTAGACTTTAGCGAGTATAACCACAAATACACTTTGTATAACCAGCAGTTAAGTTGGAATAATACTGCAGGCTATGTTTATCCTATGATTGATTATGGATTTGGGATTAATAGTCAGTTCAAAGTAACTGAAATGTTCCCTGCCTTATTTGTAAAGACTATCATAGATAAAATGTTTTTAGATGCTGGCTTTACTTACCAATCGAGTTTTTTTGAAACACAATTATTTAAAAAGTTGATTATTCCTTACAATGGTGGTTCAACTTTAAAAATAACAGCCGAACAGGTAAGGGAACGAACCATGCGAGCCAGTAAAGTAAGTACTCAAAGCATAACACATGATAATATATCTCCGCGTACTATTCCAATAACATTTACAGATAAAACAACTCCACCCAATAATGATGCTGGGAATTTATGGTATGATTCAAATGGGGGTGTAGATT